TCCACAAGATCCCAATTCAACAAAGGCAGGATTAAAAATTTTCCAAGATACTGTTGCATCATTCGTCAACGTATTGAGTGTTGGACCTTTGCATGATGCCAACACACAACAATCATTCCTTGTGAGGAAAGATTCACTCAGCCAATCTACTGTGACTGCCCTACAGGCGGCATTACGAGCACTGCCAACTGATCAAATTACTTCAGATGGCGGGGTAGCGTCTATGGATGTAACGGTAGGTGAGATTGCTTTCAAGGACGATGAGATGACCAGTGACAGTGATGGGTTGGATCCTTAAACAATCAAGTCCAGTATAGTCTGTAACTTACCTTTTATACTTTTATTATTCAGAGTATTTCTCAAACCTGCGTGTAAATTTTTGGGCCAACATTCAAAATTGCACCAGCAATAGCCCGAATGTTCATTATTCAATTTTGGAATAAATTCATTTTCTATAGCAACGCAATACGTGTTGAAATAAAATTTTTGATCATTAGATGTGAACAATTCTAGAGGAATAACTTTCTTAAATGTTGGTGTTTCTCCTACTTCTTCCAGTATTTCTCTTTTGAGACCGTCGAAAGCAGACTCAGTATATTTGGCTTGTCCGCCGACCAATCCCCACATTCCTTTTGTTTTTTCTGATGTTCTTTGCAAAAATAAAAATCTTTTACTTGATGTGCTGTAGAAAAGAGCACCAGAACAAATAATATTTTTTCCTTCCATAATTTATTATAACAATTTTAGTTGTGAAAATCTACGGAGTTGTGGCATCTAATGATGGATCATAGTTCACATTATTACCATCTAAAATAATTGTCCATTTTCCCTGTGTGTAAACGCCCTCATAAGATTTAACCCATTCTGTTCCGTTGAATCTAAATTGAATTCCTGTGTGGGTATTGGTTACATAATGTTGTGTCGAATCAGGATTGGATGCATCAAACTTCTTCACCCATTTAGCACCGTCATATTCTATAATATCTCCCACGTTAGCAATTAATGTACCCCAAGTGGCACTTTGCACTGATGCTGTTGAATCTCCCACGTCATTGATTATTAGATATCTGTCACCGGTTGCCGGTGTGCCTGGATCAAAAGTTGCAGGATTGATAATTTTTTTTACTGCTGTCAGTGAATTGTTTGGAATAGTGTCAGTGTCAATGTTGAACAATAGTATTGTGTCATCGAGGTTAGTTGTTGCTATTGTGCCAACTACTTCGTTTCCGTTTTCCTGTAAAAGTTTTACCTGAGAAGTTCCGTTGATCACTTTTCCGTATTTGTCGAGAATAGTTTTCCAATTTAATGGTGGACCAAATGTATCAAAAGGATCATACTGTCCTGCAGTGGCTCCTGTGTAGTATCCATCTCCTCCGCTTGTAACGTTTACTCCTGTTGTTCCTAATAGACGCAACTGGTTCCCTACCAGTAACAAACCGTAGTTGCTTGGTGATATAAAACTTCTAGTCATTAGACTTCCGTCTATTAGACCCTTGGTTATTCCGCCATCGTCATCATAAATGCTCATAATAATTTTTTCTACAACTCCTAATTTTTTAACTTTGACAGGAGGAGACAACCATATTGGCATTTCAAAAGTAAGAGTTGCTACATCTATTTCGCTATCTGCACCTACCGGAATAGTTCTAGAACTAAATGTAACTCCTGTTAATTCGACGTAACTCAAACTAGTCCAATCTATGTAGTTGTCAGTTTTTTGTATTTCAAAATCTGGATTGAACAAATACAAGATTTGTTCCATTACTTGTAATTTTTGATCAGTGCTTGTAGTCCATATATCACAACTTACACTTAACGTAAATGGCGATGGCATGACTTTTTCTATAGTATATCCAGCGCCTAATTTGTTTGTGTAATTGCCGTCTGCATCTACATCTCTTTGCTTAAGATGTTGTTTTTCAACATGATAAGGATTTTGCATTCTTTCCCTGTCATATGTAAGTGCGTTGACATAAGCGGCAATTCTTGGTGCATACTGTAAAGCATTTTCACTGTTGTTTCTTATTATGTTGGCAACCTGTCTTGTTGGATCTCCGTATACAACCGGTACAGCTCTAAGATTAATTTGTCCATCACTTCCTTTTCCTGTTTCAACAGAAAAATTACTGAGTATTCTCACAAACTGTGTTATAAACTTTCTAATTTGTCCTTCGTAAAAATGTAACATTAATCATCTGCCTTTGGTTTTAATGCGTCTGATAACGATTGTCTTTGTTGTACAGTCAACCCGTTTATAGTTGAGCTTGTTGAGTTGTTTACAAAACTAGTTTTGTAGTTTCCTCTTGTATCGTTATTTGTAGTAGTTAATCTTATTGAATCTTCGACCTTGACCCATCTGGCACCGTCATACCTAAAAAGCCTACTTGGTAAGAAGTCTGTTCTTAAAAAATAATCACCTTTAGCATACACGCTTGGAAACTTGTTTCCAAAGTCTGCTGGTACAGATGAGTTAGGAGCAATTCCGTCGCCGTTGTAATAGAATCCGTAGTGTGAACTTGCAGGTGTGTCGATTGTTGAATTAATTTTTTGGGTACTACTTGCTCTTTGCTGAGCGGTGTTGACATTGTCAGTTCTAACATTTCCTCTTTCGTCAATAGGAGTAACATAATATTGTTTGTAGTTGAATCCTGATTTAGGAGCGTCTGATTCTGCCTGTTCTACAACTTTTTCATTGATCTGTTTTTCTTTATTGTAAGTGCTCATGTAACTTGCAAGTGAACCTGTAGTTGTAGCATCTCCAAGTATATCTTTGTATTCCTGAGAATCAACAAGTGATTTCATTTTTAATCTTAACAAATGCGGCCACCAAGTTTGCGAAAATCCTTCTGCGGCTCTGTTAACATCTTCCACAACGTAATATCTTTTAAGTGCGATTGGCAACGTTTCGTCCAATGAGTAATCTTCTTTCATGTGTGGAAATTCAATAACATCTCCGCTCATGGGCTTTCTTCCCAATCTCTCCACAGAATCATTCAAATGCACAGTCAAAAATAATGTGTCATTTGATAAAAACATTCCAAATTGTGAAAGATTAAAATCCTGATCTTGTACATTGTATATTCCACGTATGGTGTAGATATCACTAGCATACTTTCTATCTCTATTTTCTAGGAAAAGTAAATCTTGTATTGTTGTTTCGTTGATGTTTTCCTGTCCTTGATAGTCCGGTTGTGTTGGACTAGCATCTCCATCTTTTTGTGTTGCACCTTGATCATAAGGACCTATATATTTGTGGAAATGTAGGTCAGTTCCACCCACTTGAAACATCTCTTTGATGTTTCTATCAAAGAACTTATAGTCATTGCCTTTCTCAGGCTTAAAAATTGATAATCTTGGCATTCCATACATATTTATAGATAACACACAGGCCATAAATATGTGTATGTCGGAACTACAAACAGGTCAACAAGAAATATTTGAATACGTGAAGTCTATGCTGGGAGACGGCATGGTGGATGTCGAATTAGACCCTAAACACTATGAAATAGCACTGGAGAGAGCTGTAAACAGATATAGGCAAAGATCATCAAATGCTGTTGAGGAATCTTATGCTCATTTGACGTTAAACAAAAATCAAAACACATACATTTTACCAGATGAAATTATAAATGTGAGAAAATTATTTAGAAGAACCGTGGGCTCTAGAACCGAAGGCGGAGAAGGCGGCACATTGTTTGAACCATTCAATTTGGCTTACACAAATACTTACTTGTTGAGAGCAGGTGCAACGGGCGGACTTGCAACATATTTTGCTTTTGCATCATACCAAGAATTAGTAGGAAAAATGTTTGGAAGTTTTATACAATTCCATTTTGACGTAGCAACTAAAAAATTGACTATAACTCAAAGACCTAGAGCAGACGATGAAACAATTTTGATGCATACTGATAATTTTAGACCAAATATAACATTGTTCAAAGACATATATTCTAAACCATGGATCAGAGATTACACTCTTGCTGTTTGCAAGGTAATGCTAGGAGAAGCCAGAGGCAAGTTCAATACCATTGCAGGTCCACAGGGTGGCACAACACTCAATGGTGCAGAATTAAAACAACAAGGTATGCAAGAAATGGAAAAACTTGATTCCGAAGTTAACAATTACCAAGAAGGTGGAACACCTCACAGTTTTGTTATAGGTTAATTCAATGTCAAATCACTTTAAATATGTGAAATGACTGACTCCCGATATAAAAAATATTCTGAATGTAATTTAGACGAGCTAGAAGATATTGTCAACGATCTAGAAAATATGTCAATTGCGGCTCTCAAAGGAAAAAAAATTGACATCAGGAAATCTATACTTGGTGCGGTAAAAGAAGCAAAATTAGTCATTGAAAAACGCCTAAAAAAATAGTATAATAAGCCTATGTTAATAGGTATAGTAGGTTTAATAAGTTCTGGCAAAGGCACAGTCGCTGATAGACTTGTAGAAAAACACGGATATCAAAAAGACAGTTTCGCAAAAAGTTTAAAAGATGCTGTGGCATCCATGTTCAATTGGGATAGAGCTATGCTTGAAGGAGACACGGAATCCAGCAGAAATTGGAGAGAACAACCAGACAAGTTCTGGAGTGAGAAGTTTGGAAAACCCACCACACCAAGATGGGTGTTGCAGTACTTTGGCACAGAAGTGATGCGTGGGCAGATGTACGACGGTATTTGGGTGGACAGTTGTATTGGCAGATACAAAGGCCAAAACACAGTCATAGCAGACACACGATTCCCCAACGAAGTAAGACAAATAAGGGAACAAGGTGGAGTAATTTTACTAGTAAAAAGATTTAAAGATCCAGATTGGTTTACAAGTTATGTTGAAGGAAACATAGAACCAAAGGGTATACATTCTTCAGAATATGCGTGGGCAAAAGAAGAGTTTGATTTCGTTATCGAGAACAATGGCACAAAAGAAGAATTATACTCAAAAATAGACGACCTAATCGTCAGCAACGAGATCACCAATACGCCAGCCAAGACGCCTAGTACCAGTAAGCCTTTGGCAATTGGCGCAAACAGTTTTTAAATTACTGGTTGCTGTATTACGCATATTTCCATCAACAAAAAACACATCCATCTGGCTCTTCTGCTGTGCTTTGAATCCGCACAATTCACACCTGCTTTTCTTTTTATAGCCCGACCTTTGTAGAGCTGTTACTCCGCCAATTTTTTTATTGTGCTTTTTTCTGTTACAAGTATCACAAAGCCTACGCCAGTATACCTTTGTGCCTTTCCTGTATGCATATGCACGTGGCTTGGTCTTGCATTCTACACACAAAGGCCTGTTTACGTATTTTATCATACATAGTATTTACGTTGCCTATATAGGCACCTCAAATATAGCAAATAAGTCGTAAATACCAAAAGATTACATAAATAGTTCTAGTATATACGTAACTTGCAAGGAGAATACGAAAAATGGCAAATTTGACATCACCAGGAGTAGAGGTTTCGGTAATTAACGAAAGTTTTTACGTACCATCAGATGCGGGTACAACACCTCTTTTTATAGTAGCATCTGGACAGGATAAATTACCCGGTTCAGGTTCAGGCACAGCGACAGGAACACAGTCTGCTAACGCCAACACTGCATACCTAATTTCATCACAGAGAGAATTAACAGAAACTTTTGGAGATCCAAAGTTTTACACAGACGCTTCATCAAATCCGATACACGGATATGAATTGAACGAATATGGTCTACAAGCGGCTTATTCATTCTTAGGTGTGGCGAACAGAGCATACGTTATCAGAGCAAACGTAAACTTATCAGAACTAGTTGGAAGTGCTAATCCACCGACAGCTAATCCATCAAACAATTCATATTGGTTTGACCTTGCATCAAGTTCATATGGAATATTTGAGTGGAGCAAAACTGATCAAAAATTTACAACAATTAGTCCAATTTTAATCACAGCAGTATCTGACCTTGTTGGTGATGTGAGTACTGGTGCTCCTGATCCATCTATCGGTGTACAGGGTGATTATGCAATCAACACAACACACGTTTCAAACAAGATCTACAAAAAAGGTAGAACTAATGCAGGCGCTGTTGCTTGGGTGCAACTTGGATCAAGTGCTTGGCACAACACTTTACCTACAGTAGAATCTACAGCGGGTGTGAGTGTTACTTCAGGACACAACATCAAAATTAACGGTATAACAGTTGCGGCAAGTTCAACAACTTTGGCAAATGTTGCATCGCAGATCAACGCGGCGAACATTACAAACGTAACTGCACACCATAACACAGTAACTAACAAACTAGAAATATTCCATAACGGTGAATCAGTTGGTGACAGTGTAGCAGGTGGAAACACAATCAGAATCGAAGACGGTTCAACAGGAACTTTGAGAGCTGACCTAGGCATAGCGGCGGGTACATACAATGGACCAGAGTTTGCACAGAAGTCACACACTCAAAGACCTACATGGAAAACAGCAGATGACAACAGACCTAATGGCTCTGTTTGGTTCAAGACAACGTCAGCAAATGCAGGTACAAACATAATTGCAAAAATTTACAGTTCTTCAAGTGCAAGTTTTTCAACTGTGGCGGCACCTTTACATGCTACGCATCATCAAGCAATTTTTAACTTGGATCCATCAAATGGCGGAACAGGTTTATCAGCAGGAGCTCTTTACACACAGTTCAACATCACAGAACAAAGCATAAGTGCTACTGATCAATCAGACACAACAAATAACGTTGGTGACTTCCAGATATTTAGATACGAGGGCGGTGCGACTACAATTACATCGAAAGACACATCACCATCGTTCACATCAAGTCACTCTTTTGACATTCAAGAGTCTATTAAGAATCAAGAAGCTCTGTCAGGAGTTACAACAGTAGTAGTTGGCGGAACAGGAGCAGACGATTTTGTTTCAGCTGTTAACAATGCTGGTTTAGTAAACGTGAGTGCAACTAAACTTTCAACTGGTGAGATCCAGATGAAACACAAGTTAGGTGGCGAATTTAGAATGAAACAAAAAACCGGAACTGCATTAGATGACGCAGGTTTCTCAAGTGCGGCGGCTGATTCATATGGTTCATTCACAACAAATAGAACTGGATTAGTTGATAACTTATATGACGCACCACAAGGCGACATTGACGATTCAACAACACCAAACACACTTGTTGCAAGTAACTGGAAAAGATTAAGTTACACAGCAGGTACAAGTGCTCCAAACAATGAACCAACAGACGGTACATTATGGTACGACAGCAAAACAGACGAAGCTGACATCATGGCACACAATGGAACTACTTGGGTTGGATATGCAACTGCATACAACACAACAGATCCAAATGGTCCACAGTTCAGTGCAACAGCACCAGCTACACAGTCAGACGGTACTGCACTTGTAACAAACGACTTATGGATTGACACTAGTGATTTAGAGAACTATCCAAAACTTTACAAATACAACACATCGGCAACTTTGAGTTCTACAAACACAACCAACCAGGTACAGGTTACTACATCTGGTGCGGCGTGGGAATTAGTAGACAAGACAGACCAAACAACAGAAGACGGTATTGTATTTGCAGATGCGAGATGGCACAATTCTACAGACAAAGCGGCAGGAACAAGCACAGCGGCGGGAACACCTTCAACAATCAAGAGTTTGTTGACAGACGGATTCCTAGATCCAGATGCTCCAAATCCTACAAACTTCCCTCAAGGGATAATGCTTTGGAACACTAGAAGATCTGGTTTCAATGTAAAAGAATACAAAAACAGTTACATCACAACTACAAAATATCCAGGAAGCGGATCAGCAGGTTTAGGTAACATCAGATTCAACAACAACGAATCTGTGTCAGGTTACTATCCAGACAGATGGGTAACTAAATCAAGCAACAACGCAGACGGTTCTGGTACTTTTGGAAGAAAAGCACAGAGAAAAGTGATTGTACAACAATTAAAATCAGAGATCGACACTAACCAAGCAATTAGAGAAGATCAAAGAGGTTACAATGTTATTGCTACACCTGGTTACCCAGAAGTGATAGCAAACATGATCAACTTGAACACAGACAGAAATCAAACAGCGTTCGTAGTTGGTGATACACCTATGAGATTAGAAGGAACTGCAACAGCAATCACTGATTGGGCAAACAACTCAGCTGGTGCATTAGACAACGGCGAAGACGGTCTTGTAAGTGCAAGTGATTACCTTGGATTATTTTATCCATCAGGATTCACAACAGACAACGCAGGACAAAAAGTTGTTGTTCCACCTTCACACATGATGATGAGAACATTGGCGAACAACGATAACGTTGCTTTCCCATGGTTTGCACCATCAGGTACTAGAAGAGGTATAGTTGACAACGCAACATCAGTTGGATACATCAACTCTGCAACAGGTGAGTTCGAAACAATTTCAGTTACTGAATCTGTTAGAGATTCAATGCACACAGTTAAAGTAAATCCAATTACTTTCTTCTCAGGTGCAGGAATAGTTAACTTTGGTAACTTAACTAAAACAGCGGCAAGTTCATCACTAGATAGAATTAACGTTTCAAGATTAGCAGTGTACTTAAGAACACAATTAGATGCAGTTGCTAAACCGTTTATTTTTGAACCAAATGATGAATTAACTAGAAACGAAATCAAACAAGCAATTGAATCGTTCTTGTTAGAGCTAGTTGGACAAAGAGCACTATATGACTTCCTAGTAGTTTGTGATGAAACAAACAACACAGCAACTAGAATAGACAGAAATGAGCTGTATGTTGATATAGCGATTGAACCTGTGAAATCGATCGAATTTATTTACATACCTTTAAGAATCAAAAACACAGGAGAAATTGCAAAATTAGGGAACTAATTTTCGATAAATAGGAGAACAACATGGCAATATCAACATTATCAAAATTTACAGTACCTTTAGCAAACGATCAAAGTTCAGCATCACAAGGTTTATTGATGCCAAAACTTCAATATCGTTTCAGAGCAATCCTGGAAAATTTTGGAGTTTCAACACCAAGATCAGAACTTACAAAACAGGTTATGGATATTACAAGACCTAACTTGACTTTTGACAATGTAACACTAGATGTTTACAACTCAAGAGTATATGTAGCAGGTAAACACACGTGGGAACCGATTACAATCACTTTAAGAGATGATGTAAACAACTCTGTTACTAAATTGGTTGGTGAACAAATTCAGAAACAATTTGATTTCTTTGAACAAGCAAGTGCGGCTTCTGGTATTGACTACAAATTTACAACAAGAATTGAAATGCTAGACGGTGGTAACGGTGCGAGCACACCAAATGTATTAGAAACATTTGAATTGTACGGTGCATACGTTGAGAATGTTAACTACAACTCATTAGCATACAACACTTCAGAACCGGCAACAATTACAATGTCTGTCAGATACGACAACTGCGTACAGACTCCGACAGGAACAGGAATTGGAACTGCTGTAACAAGAACTATTGGTACACTATCAACTGGTGGTGGAAATTAAGCATTTATAAATTAAAGCAATTATAACTTAAAAAGCGTCTTTATAGGCGCTTTTTTTGTGACTATAAATAACAGTATGCCAAGCATAAACAATTTTCTTACAGGATTCTCAGACGGTCTTCCGGGAATGAAAGATTATAGACATGCATCTAAATTATACATAGATGACAACTTTAAACTTTTACCAAAACAAAAGTTTCTATTTTATGTAAACTTCAAAGTGAATCCAGAAGTAACGAGAAACGATTTTACACGTAATGAGCAAATAGATCTGAACATGCTTGTTAAGACTTGCGACCTACCAAAATACAATATGAACGTTGAAGAAAAAATACAGTACAACAAAAAAATGTATACTGCAACACGAATTGCATATGAACCTGTAAACATATCTTTTCATGACGACATGGCAGACACAGTGAATGCGTTCTGGAAAAATTATTATGAATATAACATAGCAGACACAGTGGGCCTTGGTGGTGACGGAAATCCCGCAAACCCGGGTGCTTATTCTGGTGCCTCAAAAGATGACTACTATGACCCAACAAAGTTGAGAAAAACAAACAAGTATGGAATGGACACACCTAAACGAAGGAGAGTTCCTTATTTGATAGGCATAGACATATATGTCCTACATAAGAAAAAATTTACTTTGATGTCACTTGTAAATCCAGTAATAGGATCTTTTGCACATGATAATCTAGATCAAACAGACGGTCAAGGCATGATGCAAAACACAATGCAGATTCTATATGAGGGAGTTCAATATAGAGCAGGTAATGTTGTAAGAGGAGACCCTACAGGTTTTGCTGAGTTACGTTATGACAAAGAACCTTCGCCTCTTTCTGTGCTAGGCGGTGGAACAACTTCTATATTCGGACCAGGTGGTGTAGTAGACGGCATTGGCTCTGTGATTAGATCTGTCGGAAACAAAAATTATTTACGTGCAATATTGGAAGCGGGAAACACATACAAGAATGCAAAAAAAATAAAAAAGAAACATGTCAAAGAAGAATTGAAAGGTGTTGGAAAGCAAGTACTAGGTGCAACTGTGGCCGAGTTAGGAAACGCAGGAATAACAAGTCCCGTGGGTAATTTTACAGTTGGGGGTATAGCGGCCGGAGTAGCGGCAATAGGTGCAGTAACACTTGCCAAAGAAAGGAAAGATGTTACAGGAACTAACAACACAATAATTGAATCAAATAACCAAGATACAGTAAACTTTCTTACAGCAAATGAAAGTTACAATCTTGTCACTAATAATGATGCAATCAAAAACGAAATTGCGGCAGGAATTTATTTTAAGGATATTGGATCACGTACTGGAAAAACAGTTGCACAAAGCAACTTAGAATACGCCAATGCAAGTGATTCTACAAAGAATGTGTACAAGTCAAAAGCCGTAACAAATGTACGTAAGCTGGTTACTGAAGGATATATAAAAATTAATAGAACAACACAAGATGTTCAAATAGTAACTGAAAAGGCTAATGTGTAATGGCGGAATTATATACAAATTTACCTAAACTGATACAGGATAGACTTGATAAGTCAGCAGACAAACTAAAGACAGATCAGTACGAAGAAGAATTTCAATTCAATGCTAACGAATATGATGCGGCGATTGCCTTTTTTGTAAAAAGAGGTTTTGGTCGAGAAGCGGCAGAAGCCACTGCCTATGTAATTTTGCAACAGGCAAAAATAGACAACATGTCACCTCAAGAAATAATTGATCAACTGACATATGCCTCAGAGGCACAACTTTCTGAATTGATAACAATCGTATTGAATGCGAATAGATTTAAGTCCAGCAAATTAGGTGTGAGACAAAATAGGTCAACTAAAGAGACTGTATCTAGAAACATACTAGACTAATGCTACCAAGATTCGCAAAAGGAAAATTTTCTCCTAAGAATGCAGAAAAATATATTGGACTTAAGACCCCAACATATAGGTCGAGCTGGGAACATGCATTTATGAGATTGTGCGACGAACATCCAAACGTGGCAAAATGGGCAAGTGAGTCTATAAAAATTCCTTACAGAAATCCAATGACAGGAAAATATACAGTGTACGTTCCGGATTTTTTTATAGTGTACGTAGACAAAAATGGCAGGAAACATGCAGAAATGGTTGAAGTAAAACCCAAATCTCAAACATCAATGGAGTCGGCTGGTAAAAGTATTGGTAAGAAAAAACAGGTCTTGATCAATCATGCCAAGTGGGAAGCCGCCAATGCCTATGCCAGGCAAAATAAAATAAGATTCCGTGTAGTATCAGAAGAAGAATTATTCCATAACGGTAAACGTAAATAACACAAATGACAAAAAAATTAGAGGATATTCTTAATTTACCAAACGTCAAAGACGCATTCAAAGAAGTAGATAAGAAAGAGAAAGAGAAAAAATTAAAAGAGACAGCAAACGGAGGCACAGTTGCTCCTAAAAATGTTGACCCTTCCACACATAAAAACTTACAAAAAAGTTATGAGGAATTTGACAAGATTGCGGCATCGTTGCCACAAGTAAAAGGACTTGGAGAGCTGTCTGACCTAGAATTAGATAAGCTGGCAGTCGAAGCCGAAGAAAGTTATAAAAATCTAATGGATCTGGGAATGAATGTTGATTCTAGATACTCAGGTCGTATTTTTGAGGTGGCTAGCACTATGTTGCGTAATGCCATAGATGCAAAAGGTTCTAAAATAGATAAGAAGTTAAAGATGGTCGAACTACAACTCAAAAAACTTAATATAGACAAAAAAGGCGGAAACGACACTGGCCCTGTTGAGGAAAGTGCTGGGTTTGTTATATCAGATCGTAATGAACTTATGAAAAAACTTCTTAAGACAACTCCCAACAAAAAAGATGAGCCTACCGAGTAATTTTTGTGTTGCTCCTTTTCATAGGTTTGAAACATCAAATGGTAATTGCGGTCCGTGTTCTTACACTCCGGGTATTTTTGATCTTAGCAAATATAAAACAATCCATGAAAAATGGAACTCTCCTGAATACGAAAAGTTTAGACAAAGTTTTTTAGACAACGAACAAAATCCATTATGTCATGTATGTTGGCAAGAAGAAAAAGCAGGACAAACTAGCCTAAGACAACGACTGAATACATTCAGAGGCACAAAGAATGTAGAAAAAGCATTTGAGCAATGGATCGATAGCAAAAAATATAAAATTTATCCTAAAGTAGTAACTTTAATCCCCGGCAATCAATGTAATCTTGCGTGTGTGATTTGTTACGGTAATTTTTCGTCGAAATGGAACAGTGAAATATCAAACTTTCCTAAAAATGACATTTTCAAAAATGCAATTTATAAAAACTGGAATATGAACAACGAAGAATACAAAGATATCGTTGATAATTCAGAACATATACAAAGATTAGAATTATTTGGCGGAGAACCTTTTTATAATAAAAAAAATAAAACAGAGTTGATTGATCCAATTATTAAAAAGGGCACTGCCAAAAATATGACAATCTATTTCAACACAAATTGTACACAATGGGATGAAGCATTTATTAAAAAATTAGAATCTAACTTTAAAAAAGTAGAAATACGTGGATCAATTGATGGTATTGATAAACAATTTGAATACCTAAGATATGGAGCAAGATGGGATAACACTATCGAGAATATTAAAAAATTTACAAATATATCAAATGGAGATTTTGAAATCATATGCACTATATCTCCCTATAATGTTTTATACCTAGAGGATTACGATAATTTTTTTACAAAAAATAATTGGCCCGTTAGATGGAACATAATAACACATCCTAACGAAATGCTTCTTTCAAATATACCCGAAGTTGTAAAAAATAATCTAAATTTACCAGAAAAATTTAATTTTATACAAAAATATATTACTGATACTCCGAGTGACCCAAATGCATGGCCAAAATTTGTTGCTAGGACTAAATTTTTAGATAAACAACGAAAGTTATCCGTAAAAGCAGTATTTCCGCGTTTTTACGAACTAGTTAAGACACACGGATTTGAAGATTAAACAATAGAAATGACTAAATACTTCTAATATGAGCACATTTACAACATACTTAACAGAATCAGCAAAGTCATATGACTTTAAAATAAAGATCGCAGGCGAACCTAAAGATATTGATACAAATAGGTTAGAAACAGCATTAGGAAAATTCGAACTTGCTAAAATGTCGGCAGGTAAAAGCACACCTATTATGACTCAACCTTTAGATTTTCCAGCATTAAGCAACGAGTCCGTTACAATTTTTGACGTGACTACAAACTATCCTGCAAGTTCTCAGCAAATCAGAGAGTATTTGGCAGATTACATGAACATGAATGTTTCGCAAATTGTTGTTAAAAAACCAGGCGAGCCAACAGAAGAATATCAGGATCAAATGCAGATTGCAAAAAATTCAGAATATAAAAATAAATTAATGGACATAGAATACACTGACTCTGCAAAAGTAAATCCGGAAGATTTTCATTCAACAAAAGCAAACATGAGTTTGTTAAAAGAATTATTAAAAGACAGAGAAGCAAACAAAGACCAACCAAAAGAAAAAGAAAATTCACAAAGTAAAGAAGATGCTCCATCGGAATCTCCTTTATCAAAATCTACTAACCCACACCCAGATCCAAAAAGGAAAAAATAGTCATGGAAATGATAGACGTATTAAAAAAATTGGAACAGATTGCAGAGACTAAACCGGAACTTGTAGCAGATGCACTTCAAAATGTAAAAGCAACAAATCCAATGGACGTAAAGGCTGACAACAGTTTAATTGCTGGCAAAGAAGTAGAAGCACCATTTGAAAATTCAGATCTTAAACAAGAATATGCAGTTGGTAGTTACAAAGATTTTTTATCATCTCAAGGTAAAGACATTTATAATTTAAAAGGCAATGACCACGTAAAATATTCACAAATGTACAAGGCGGCAAAAGACAAAGCACACGCAGATGCAACTATCAAAAAAGGTGCAGATGATCATAAATCTTACACGCCTTCAAAAGCAGATACACCTGCAAAAATTGAAGACGAAACAAACGAGGCTGGCATGAGTGACATCCACATCGGAGCTCAAGAGGCTATAGGAGAGTTTGTAGACGCAGACGGAAACTTAACTATGCCTAAAA